TTCACGAAGGAAGACGTGGAGCACCTCTTCGCGATGGCAATGACGTTTCAGTGTGACGCCCTGACGGGATTGCAGACGAAGCGGGAAGACGGCCGCCCGATGCTCACGCTCAAGGGCACGCTCGACAACCCGCCCGAGGACGGCAAGACAAGCCTGCCTGCGTCGTGGTTCTCTGAGCCCGTGCAGGAGGTGGACACGGCCCACTTCGGGCTCACGGTCATCAGCACGGCCGCCCTGAAGCGGTGCAAGAAACCTTGGTTCTGGAGCACCCCCGGCCCCGATGGCTCGTGGAACGAGGGCCGCACCGATGACGACATCTGGTTCTGGCGCAACTGGCGGGAGAGCGGGAACCGTGTGTTCATCACGCCGCGCGTGGTCCTGGGCCACGGCGAGTACGTCGTGACTTGGCCAGGGCAGAACCTTGGTAAGCCCGTGTTTCAGTGGACCACGGAGTTCACGACCAACGGTAAGAAGCCCGAAACTGCATGGAGCGTGCCCCAATGACGAAACTGAAGATGCTGCGAGCGTTCAGGAACTACCGCCCAGGCCAAGTCGTGGAGATTCCCGGCGGGCTGGCCCAGGAGTTGATCTCCAAGCGGTTCGCGGTTGAGGACCGGCAGCAGGAACTGATTGAGACGGCCGCCGTCGAGCACGACGTGGAGACGGCCGACGCCACGCCCAAGCGGAGAAAGCGAAAGTGATGTACCGCAGCCTCAGCCGCCAGACGCCCCCCGCCGTGGAGCCCGTGACGCTCTCCGAGGCGAAGGCCCACTGCCGCATCGACAGCAACGCCGATGACGCCTATGTGGCCTCGCTCATCACGGCGGCCCGTGAGTGGTGCGAACAGTACCTCGACCGCACGCTGGTCTACACGCAGTGGGTCATGCGGTTTGACCGCTTCCCCACCTCGGGCATTGAAGCGATGGACCTGCCCCGCCCGCCTATGGCCGTCGCTGGCACGGCCACGGCCGTGTCGCTCACGTTCACGGCAGACGGCGGCACGACCGGCACCTACGCCGTGGAGCAGTTCCGCGTAGATCGCCAATCGACGCCGGGCACCGTGCTGCCCATCTATGCGGGCACATGGCCGCCGCACCGGATCGACGCCGGGGCGCATGCCGTGACGTGGTGGGCGGGCTACGGGGCGAGCGGCACCGACGTGCCTGCCGCGATCCGGCACGCGATCCTGATGCTCGTGAGCCACTGGTACGAAACCCGTGGCGCGACCGTCTCCACCGGAGCAGTCCCGCAGGACGTGCCCTTCGGTGTGAGCAGCCTGCTTGATTCCATGAAGTGGGGCACCTACCGATGATCGAGCCCGGCAAGCTCCGCGAGCGTGTCACCGTGCAGATCGCCAGCGGCACGACCAATGCCCTGGGCGAGACCGTGCTGGCGTGGAGCGATTCCTCGGCCGTGTGGGCGAGCGTCGAAGGCGTGAGCGCCCGCGAGGCCCTGGCGGCAGGCCAGCAAGATACGACGATCACGCATAAGGTGCGGCTCCGCTACTTGCCTGGGCTGACGCAGCGGGATCGCTTCTCGTGGCGTTCCCGCACGCTTAACATCGTCAGCCTGCTTGAGTACGACAACCGCACCGAACACGTCGCAATCTGCGAAGAGGTGACGTGATGGCTGGCGGGATCGATGTGAAGGTGGAGTTTCCAGAACTCCGCGAACTCCAAAAGGCTTTTCGCCAGCTCAGGCCAAGCCTCGCCCGGAAGCACATGGGCGCAGCCATCCGCCGCAGCCTGAAGCCAGGGCTGACGGCTCTTCGTGGCAACGTCAGCAAGGGGCCAACCGGCAACCTCGCCCGCGCGGTCACCAGCAAAGTCAAAACATACGTCAGCGGAAACGCCGTTGGGCTTGTTGGGTTTACGGCGGCAGGCAGCGGAAAAGCCAAGTCGGCTCGCGGCGGCTCCGTGAAGAAGGGCAAAGACCGCGCCTTTCACGCGGGCTTCGTGGAGTTCGGGACGAAAGAGCGCATAGTCAAAACTTCGTCGCGGCGTGGCGGCGCTTCGATTGCGTCCAGCTTCAAGACAATCGGCCCGTTCAAAATCGGCCGCGTGGCAAAGCGCGGCAAGTTCGCGGGCGTTGTCAGGGTCAACACGTCGCCTAAGTACCCAAAGGCGTTCTTTAAGAAGGCACCGCGAGGCCAGCTGCTGCGGATTCCCGAAATGCCCGTTGGCGGAAAGAAGGGCAGGCCGCCAGTAAAGACCGCCTACCAGGAATCGCTTGGCACGATGCGCGGGCAGTTGGCGATTGAGATGACAAACGCACTGCTCAAGGCCCAAAAAGACCTTGCCGCAAACTTCCCAGTCAAACGCAACAACTCGGACCCTGGGCCTACGCCCTTTTAGCCATGTCGCTCAAATCCCCCGAAGCCGTCCTGCGTGCCGCTCTTGTCGGCAATGCCGCCGTGTCGTCCCTGCTTGGCACGCGGATTTATCCAGTGCTGGCCCCGGCATCCGCTGCCCTGCCGTTCGTCACATGGCGGCGCTCCGGCATCGACCGCGAGCAGACGCTTGGCGGGCCGATGGGCATGCCCCGCGTGAGCGTTGAGTACAGCATTTACGGCGTGACATACGAGGAGGCCCGCCAGGTGGCCGACGCCATGCGTCGCGTTCTGGATGGCTACGGGGGTACTGCGGACAATACGGAGGTGAAACAAACGTCGCTGGAGGACGAATCCGACGACTTTGTGCAGCTGGCTGGAGCGGATCTCCCGCCGGTCTATCAAGTAACACAGCGCTACGACTGCTGGTGGAGCGAGGGTTAAAAAATGCCGTACACGCCGCACGATTCGTCTGGCACCACTTTGACCTTCGCCGGGACGACCTACACCGTCACGAGCATCACCTACAGCATCAGCGACCAGGCCGCGTCGGACCAGATCGACGTTTCGCACCTCGGCCAGACGACCGGCAGCACCGTGCTGACTCTTAGCCGCCCGCTGAAGGGCTCGGCTGGCGACACCGGCAAGGAAGTCAGCATCGAGTATCTCGCCGCAAGTGGTGCCCCGATTGCCCAGGGGGCTACGGGTACGCTTGCGATCGTGGGCGGGATCACGTTGAGCGTGACTGCCACCTGCAAGTCGTCGAGCGTGACGCTCACCGTGAATGACGCGGTTCGAGGCAGCGCTTCCTTCCAGGTGCCGTAGCCACAGAGGGAGGCCCCCGTGGCGAGCTACAGCAGCGGCGTATCGGTGACGTGGAACGGCGTCGCCTTCCAAGAGGTCACCGGTCTTTCGTGGACCTACGGTGGCGGCCCGTCGAAGGGCCGAAGCGTAGCGTGGACCGACGACGCCGGGACGTGCAGCGTTGAGTGCTTGGGCAGCGCAAACACCGCAACCGCAAACTACGGAGTGCGCGCGACGCTTGCCATATCAGGCGGCGGCCAATCCTTGACGAATCCCGCAGTATGGGAGTCGCTGAGTGTGGCGAATGAGGTGAACGGCGTGACCCGTTTCACCGTCACGTTCAAACTTTTGGACAACTGAACAAATGGGACTCAAAGAGCAGATTAAGGCCGCCAGCGTCCGCAAGCCGCTGAAGGTTCACGTTAAGGAATGGAACCTTGACGTGTATGTGCGAGTTCTCAGCGTCGGCGAGCGAGACGATTGGGAACTGGCGTGGCTCGACATTCGCAGCAAGGGCGTCGCGAAGTTCCACAACTTTCGCGCCTTCTACCTGGCCCGCACGCTCTGCGACGAGCATGGGGTGCGGATCTTCCAAGACAACGAATTGGACGAAGTGGCAACCCTGGACGGGGCAGTGATGGGCGAACTGTTCGATGTGGCACAACGCCACAACAAACTTACGGAGGCGGACGTAGTTGAACTAGCCGGGAATCTTTAGCGCCAGACCATCGCGGCGGTTCTTGTTCATGCTGGCCGGTCACCTTGGGATGACGGTCGGCGAACTGGAGCAGCGAATGGATAGCAGGGAGTTGAGCGAGTGGTTGGCGTTTGCGAGGTATTTCCAGCCGCTCGACAACTCGTGGGCTCAGACCGGCGTGCTTGCAAGTGCGGTGCTGGCTCCTCATTGCAGGCGAGGCCACATACCGAAACCAGCAGACTTTATTCCCACAGATAGCCCGCCGCAGCACAAAACGCAGATGCTCGACGTGCTTGCGCAGATGAAACAAGACTTGGACGGCAAATGAGATGAGCACGGCACTCGGCTTGGCGATGCAGATCAGCGCGAACACGGCCCAGCTGGCCCAGGCTGTGGCCGACGTAAACGCCAAGCTCGACTCAATGGGCGAGGCTGGCAAGAAGGCGTCGGCCGACCTTGGGACGCTCAAGAACATTGAGATTGGCAAGCTGGCACTCGGTGGAATCCAAGCCGCCACCAGCGCCTTTTTGAGCCTGAGCGGCGCGGTGGCTGGCGCGGTCACGGGCGTCACGCAGTTCGCCTTGAGTGTGGGCGAAGAGTTGGACGCACTGAATGACTTGGCTAATCGCACGGGCGTCGGCGTCGAGGCGTTGCAGGCATATGCCAGGGCCGCGGCCGACACGGGCGTGAGCGTCGAGTCGTTTGCCAAGCAGATGCAGAAATTGACCATCGCCATCGGCCAAGCGTCGCTCGACGAGAAGGCTCAAAAGAAGTTTGAGGCGCTCGGCCTCGTGTTTGAGGAACTGAAGACCCAATCGCCAGAGAAGCAGTTTGAGCAGGTGGTCGATGCCATCTCTCGGATCGCTGACCCAGCCGAGCGGGCCGCCACGGCCGTGAAGTTCTTCGGTAAGGGCGGCATCGAGCTTGGCGAGTTGTTCACGCTCGGGCCGGGGGCGCTGACGCAGATGCGAGAGCAGGCTGTTTCGCTCGGGCAGGTGGTGGGCGAAGACGCCGTAAAGGCAATCGACAACATGAACGATTCTTTTGCCGCCGTGTGGGCAACGGTGAAGGGCCTGGCTGGCTCGATCCTAGGCGAGCTTGCGGGGCCGATTAGCACGATCGCGCAGGAGCTTCTTGGAGTCATTAGGGAGGCTGGCCCGCAACAGATTGCCCAGCAGGTGGCCAGCGGATTGCTTGATTTCATCAAACTGGCGGGCAATGCGTTCTTCCAGTTGGCCGAGTTCATCGAAGCTTTCATCAAGAAGTTCGCACCGATCCTTGGTCTAGACATCCGCAGCGAGACAGAGAAGGAACTGGACAGGCTCAGGAGCGAGGCGCAGGCCGCCGCCATGGGGGCTGGTGCCACCACAGACGGCTTCGGCATGCCCGTTGCCAATGCCGCCGCCATTGAGGAGGAAAACAGAAAGCGAACAGAGCGGATCGCGCAACTTGAGGCACAAGTGGCATCTGAGGCGTCGCAGGGCGTCCTGAATCAGTTCCAGGCCAACTTCAATGCAGCGATTGACACTGCTTCGGCGTCGCTGCGTCAACGTATGGATGAGGCTGCTGCTACGGCAGAGCCAAACGAGGCAGAACGAAGGCAGGTTTCACTGCTGGAGCAGATCAACCGCAATGGACAGGTCGGCACCGTGGAGATCTTGAACTAGCATGGCCGTCGTCTCCCACCGCGAAATCCTGCCGCGCACGTTCTCGCACAAGTTTGGCGAAAGCCCGACTGCGGAAATCAAGTACGCCCTGACGCTTGACGGCCCGACAAACACGCAGGCCATCCTCAACGCAGTCGGAATCTTTCACGGGTCCGCCCACCCCGAGTATGCGTACCTGCTCTGCAACAACGGGCAGGTGACGGAAACAGACCGCTTTCATGCGGAGGTGACGTACAGCTACGAGACGCCGAAAAACGAGTACGAGACAAACCCGCTGGCGCGGCCCGATGTGTGGTCGTTCTCGACGGGAGGGGCGCAGGCTCCTTTTCTCTACTACTACCACGGCACCGGAAACAACGACGTGCGCCCGCTGGTCAACGCGGCCAATGATTACATCGAGGGCATGACGGTCATGGCCCCCGAGGTGCGCGCGACGATCAACGGGAACCGCTTTGCTTTTCCGCTCGCCACCGCTGCGGAGGTCACAAACGCCATCAACGCCAGCCCATATTTGGGCGGCCCGGCATACTCTTGGATGTGCAACGGCATCAGCGGTCAGCAGGCTGTCGAAGTTGTGAACGGCGAAGAGGTGAGGTACTGGGAAATCAGCGTGCAGTTGACGTACCGGCGTGGCGGGTACATCGAAAAGATTCCGCACGTCGGCTTTCACTACATCGACGGCAGCCAGAAGCGGCGTGCGTGGGTCTATCAAGCTGAGCCCGGCAACAGTGAAAAGGTTGACGCGACAACGCCGCAGCCTCTGACAGAAAGCGGCGCGCTCAAATACCCCGGCGGGGATGGCCGCCCTGACCAGCTTGAGCGCCGCCCATACCCAGCCGTCAGCTTTTCCCAATACTTCGGCGTTCCGCCGTTTTAAGGAGTTTTCAATGCCAGACGTGAACTACACCATTAACGCCCAAGTGCAGAAGGGTGCTCTGTCGCAGCAGTTTGCCGCCAGCGGCGTGACTGCCGACATTGCAACCGCTGGACTCTTGGCCGTCACGCTGAACCTCAGCACGAGCGTCACGCAGATCAGCACGGCGACCATGGGAAGCCTCGGTCTGTGCTTTGCCAGGTCACTCGCCACCGAGACAACGCACACCGTGTCCTTTGGCCGGTTCGACGGCACGAACCTCCACGAAACGGTGCGACTGCGGGGCGGTGAGGCTGCAATCTTTCGGCTGGCGGCTGGGGACTATGCCGCCAAGGCTGCCGTGGCGGGCTCTCGGCTGCTGCTGAACATCGTAGAAGGCTGAGGGCGATCATGGCCCAGAAGCCAGACGGCAAACCGGCGCAGACTGAGCGCGTCACATTCACGCGGCCCGCTGCGGAGCGGATTGCCAAGGTGGTGCGAACCGTCGAGGCGGGCGACCGGGACCAGGGCGGTCTGACGTTTGGCAGGCCAGCGGATGGGCCTCCCGGCAAGACCTTCCGCATCGCCACCTACACGGGCGCGTGGGGCATCAATGGACTGAAGACGGTGACGCTGCGCGGCTCGACGGCGACGTTATCGGCGGTGAATCTGTTTCTCAGTCTGCCCGAGAACGGCCAGCGCAATTGTGCCGTCGCGAAGGACGGCACAGCGTGGCACCTGATTCAGTGGCAGTGGGACGTTGGCACGGCCGTCAGCAGTGCCACGCTCGGCACCGCGTCGCTGGAGTTCAGCCGCGTCAACGTCGCTTCGTTGGGCACGGCGTCTACCTTGGCAATATCCGTCACCACCTGCTCGACGGCTGCTACCTGATGGCACTCGTGAACCAAGGCGGCAAGTTGCTGCTGAAAAACGGCAAGCTCGCCACGGGGCAAGAGTGCTGCTGCGGCGAACCGTGCGATCCGTGCAGCACTTACAACTCTTTCCCGGAGATCCCGTTCCCGGCCTCTCGCATGGTCGGAACGTGGGATCTCGGCGGCGGCCCGGTTGCGTTCGATTGGCTGGTTCCTATTGGGAATCAACAATATGTGAACACCAGTTGGGAAAACAACTCACGCCCGACTGCCGGAATGGCTGTGGTGGCACCAAACACCCGCGTCAACGCAACGCTGTGGCGTTGGGACGGCACGACGGAAACGTGCAACACCTACGTCGATGTTGACGGAATCCCGGAAGTCGCGGAGGGCGAGGTTCCAGCGTTGCGAACGTGCGGCGATGCCGCCTGTGCGGCGTGGTTTTACCAAGACGGCGTGAACGCTGTGATGAGTGTGCAGGAATATCGGACGCTGATAGACAACCCGCCCCCCAGTGACAATCAGTGGTACATATTTTTGTGGATTGAGGCCGTAATCGGCGGCCCGCTGGCGTGGCACTGGGCGTGGATTCCAGCCTGCGCGATTCCCTGCGGCGACGTGGTGGCGCTCACGTCCGGTGGAATGTTCCCGGCGGCTCTGGACATCGACACGTTCACGATAACGTGCGAAGCGGGCGCGCCATGCTGCACCGGCAACGCGGAATATCCGATCTACGAACGGCCGTCTCTGTGCGGTGGGCACGACAGCGTGGACTTTTGGGCTCAACAAAGTGCTTCTGACCCGCCCCCCTGTCTCGGTGCCTGTTGCTACAACGACGGCACCGACGATGTCTGCGGCGACATGATGACGCTCGCCCAGTGCAACGCGCTAGGCGGCACATGGCATAGCGGGCAGGACTGTGCCACCGACGACCCCTGCAATTTGTTCCCATGATTACAGGCCCGCGATCGCAGTTCGAGGCCCGCTGCCGCCAGCGCGGCTACACGCTGGACGAGGTGCGCGCGTGCATCGTCGCGGAGGACGGCGACACGATCACGGTGGACGAGACGCATCCGGCGTATCCTCGCCCAACGCTGGCACAGAAGGCCGCGAACTTCGCCGCCTCCGCTGCGGCGCACATCGCGGCCGGGATGCCGCAGGCCAGCGAGGCCGAGCGGGAACGGCGTTTCGCGATCTGCCAATCCTGCGAGCATTACGACGGGCGGGCCTGCACGCAGTGCGGATGCCCAATCGTCAGGGAGCAGCGTTGGCTGTCCAAGTTGTCGTGGGCGGGGGAGTCCTGCCCGGTGGGCAAGTGGGGGAAATCATTTGACGCCCCGGCTACGGTGACGGCTGAAAGGGACGCCGATGCCCAGGAAGCCCAAGGCAAAGACGCCGCAGTTTGACGCCGACCCGCTGGACGACGACGAGCAGCCGCCCTTCACGTTCGACGACGACGGCAACATGGTCCTGCGGCGTTCTGCGAAGCCGAAGCCGAAAGGAAAAGCCCGTGGCAAAAAAGCCGACAAGCCTGCTCGATGACGTGCTGGCGCGTGCGCGGAACCACAAGCCCGGTTTCGCAACATGGTTCCAGCGACTCCCGCCCGACGCCCAGGCGGAACTGGAGCGCGTGCGAAAGGCGTTTGACCACTCGCTGCACCA